CCCTAATGGAACAAAAAAAGATAAAGGTTTACCTATCTCTTGTTTTTTAACATATGTACCAGACACACTTGAAGGGCTAATTAGCCACAGTTCTGAGCTACGTTGGTTATCAGTATTTGGTGGTGGTGTAGGTGGTCATTGGTCTGACATACGTGCTGTATCTGATAAGGCACCAGGACCTATTCCGTTTTTGCATACCGTTGATGCTGATATGATTGCATATCGCCAAGGTAAGACACGTAAAGGTTCTTATGCTGCTTATATGGATGTGTCTCATCCAGACATTGTTGAGTTCTTAAATTTACGTATCCCTACAGGCGATGTACAACGTAAAGCATTAAACTTACATAACGCCATTAATATTACAGATGAGTTTATGGCAGCTGTAAGTCAAGGTAAAATGTTTGACTTACGTGATCCTGCTACAGGTGAAGCTACTGACGAAGTAAACGCGCGGAAGCTATGGGAAAGAATCCTTGAAGTGCGGTTTCGTACTGGAGAGCCATATCTAAATTTTATTGATACGGCTAACTCATATCTACCACAAAGTCTAAAAGACTTAGGGTTAAAAATTCATGGATCTAATCTTTGTAACGAAATTCATTTACCTACATCTGCAGATCGCACCGCTGTCTGCTGTTTGTCGTCTCTTAACTTGGAGTATTTCGATGAGTGGAAAGGTACCACTATTGTCGAAGATATTATCACTATGCTTGACAACGTGCTCGAATACTTTATTGAATTTGCACCAGACTCTATATCAAGAGCAAAGTATAGTGCCGAACGAGAAAGGTCAATTGGGCTCGGAGCAATGGGGTTCCACTCACTCTTACACAGACACGGAGTTTCTTGGGAATCAGAAAAAGCACAAGAAATAAACGATGTAGTCTTTAGTACAATTAAAGAAAGAGCAGTTACACAAAGTAAAAGACTTGCGGAACAAAGAGGAGAATACCCAGATGGCACATCTACCGGTTTACGGCACTCACACCTTATGGCTATCGCACCTAACGCAAGTAGTGGAATTATTTTGTCAACATCACCAAGTATCGAACCACTTAAAGCAAATGCATACACACACAGAACAAGAGCAGGAAGCTTCCTTGTCAAAAACAAATACTTAGAAGAAGTACTCGAAAGGTATGGTATCAACAATGAAAGTACATGGACTTCAATCATTACGAAAAAAGGTTCTGTTCAGCATTTACCGGAGCTTACCGAAGGAGAAAAGGCAATCTTTAAGACAGCTGACGAGCTCGATCAAAACTGGGTCGTGCAACATGCAGCAGACAGACAGAAGTACATTTGTCAAGGACAAAGTGTCAACCTGTTTTTCCCAGCTGGGGCAGAAAAATCATATGTCAATAGAGTCCACCTTAAAGCGTGGAAAGAAGGACTTAAAGGACTTTATTATCTTCGGACAGAAGCTAAACAAAGAGCTGAGACGGTCTCTGATAAAGTAGAACGTGTAGCTCTACAAGAAGATGATAGAACAATCGTATATGGAAAAGATGATTGTCCATATTGCGCAAAAGCAAAAGAAGAATTGGAATTAAGAGGAATTCCTTTTGATTATATTAATCTTATGGAATTAGGTAAAACTGCTGCTGAAGTTACAGGCAGAAAAGTAAAAACAGTTCCACAAATATATGTAACAGGAAATTATGTAGGTGGATATGATGAGCTTATGGCTTTTCTTAATCAGCCTATGTCAATAGAAACCGGCGATGAATGCCGAGCATGCGAGGGTTAAATGTCACTACTAGAACAATCAAAAACATACAGACCATTTCTCTATCCATGGGCAGTGGAACTTACAAAGAAACATGAAGAAATCCATTGGGTGGAAGATGAGGCTGAATTATCAGAAGACGTCCAAGATTGGAAAACAAAATTAACAACTGAAGAAAAAGATTTTATTACTCAAGTCCTTCGGTTGTTTACACAGTCTGACGTTCAGGTTGGTGAAAACTACCATGAAATGATGATTCCAAGATTTAAGAATAACGAAATACGTAATATGCTATCATCATTTGCTAATCGTGAAGGTGTACACCAAAGAGCATATGCTTTGTTGAATGATACACTTGGCTTGCCAGATGAAGAGTTTCATTCTTTCTTAGAATATTCTGAGATGGCTGATAAACTAGATTTTATGTCTCAAGGTAATATTAATACGCAAACTGGCCTTGCACTAGTTTTAGCCCAATCTGTATTTAATGAAGGTATGTCACTGTTTGCATCTTTTGTTATGCTTCTCAACTTCCAACGGTTCGGTAAGATGAAGGGTATGGGCACTATTGTAGAATGGTCTATACGCGATGAAACAATGCACGTACAAGGCAATGCTAAGTTATTCCGCGAGTTTTGTGAAGAGCATCCTAGAGTTGTGAATGATGAACTTAAATCTAAAATTTATGAAATGTCAAAAAATGCTGTAAGACTTGAAGATAACTTTATTGATTTAGCATTCAACGGTTCAGCTGAAATTCAAGGCTTAACTAAGCAAGAGGTAAAAGACTATATTCGTCATATTGCAGACCGTAGATTACTACAGCTTGGTATGAAGCCAGTATTTAAGCAAAAAGACAATCCACTTCCTTGGTTAGATTGGGTACTTAATGGTGCTTCTCACGATAACTTCTTTGAAAAGCGTGTCACCGAATATTCTGTAAATGGAATGGAAGGCGATTGGGGCTGGGAAGATGAAGCTGCATGATAAAAGAATGGCGTATTGAGTGCGATGAATGTGAAGAAGAGTCTAGTGTACAGGCTGATGTAGACGTATCGTTTTGTCCGTGTTGTGGAAGACGAGCGATTGCTACACTATTAGAAGAAAAGCTAGAATTTGAGGAAGAGGAATACTAGTTGTGCTTAAAAAGATCCGAGAGTATTTCAAAAAATTAATTGAAAAAATGGAGTCAAAGAATAAGCCTCCTAAATACCTCGGTGGCCACAAAGACTAGTAATATATAATTGTATGACATGGTTATACAATGAACAAATATTTGACGAAACCCCAGAAGAATATCAGGGTTTCGTTTACTTAATTACAGAAATAGACACTGGTAAAAAATACATTGGCAAAAAGAATTTCTGGAAGCCCAAGACTTTGCCTATCACGAAAACCCGTAAAAGGCGAGTCAAAACTCGTGTTGAGTCTGATTGGAGAACCTACTACGGATCCTCCGTTACAGTTCAAAACCTCATCGAAGAAAAAGGTAATAACAATTTCTCCAAAGAAATTTTAAGACTATGTAAGACTAAAGGTGAAATGTCTTATTTTGAAGCGAAAGAGCAATTCGACAGAAATGTATTATTTTCTGAAGAATATTATAATGAATTTATAGGATGTAAAATACATGCCAAACATGTCAAGCTTTAAGTATGTAACTAGAAATACGGTTAACACAGCTCTTAAAATAAATGAAAATATAGAACTTGAAGAACATGTTGTTCAAGATCAAACGTATTTCAAAATTAAAAATATATTTGTAGATCCTGAAGCTGCAATAGAATATTTACAAAATTGGCCTGTACTTGCTCCACCTGATTATACGTACACTCCAGGAGGCAGGCAAAACTTTACACCTATTGATGTGGCACCTTTAGTTAAAGCATACGCCAAAATTGCTGATGCTATTAATTCTGTTGAAGAGCCACATAGCCCTACATCGTTTATTACTGCATCAAACGTAGTATCACCTAACACTAAGTGTTGGGATGGAAGCTGGCATCCTCATGCTGATCATGATATGGTGTTTAATTTATGGCTCTGTAATTGGACAGAAGGCACAGGCTTATACACATATAAAGGTGTATATGACTCTAGATATATTAAAGCCGATCAAAAAACAGATAGAAACAAAATAGTTAATTGGCAAAACTTTTGGTCAGGTGATGACTACGAGCACTACCATACGCTTGAATGTGAGTATAATTCGCTATATGTTTACAACGGAAAGCTATTTCATGGCACCATTATGGGAGAAGGTGAAGGATTAAGATACTCACTTATTTCATTTTACCGGCCAAAAGAATCATTTTAATTGAAATTAAATGCAATTAAATGCATTTTTTCCTTTACTTTTTATAAAAACTATGGTATAATAGATCTATAAAATGGAAAAGGAACTAAATTATGCAAAAGTTTGAAGCTAGAAATATCCCCCTTCCTATCTGGAAAGAAATCGTTGAATTTTGTGAACAGGATTACCTGAAATATTGGTCACCTAAGTCTATTCAAATGAGTGTAGCCCAAGAGCTTGGCTATGAAATTGAAGAGATAGATGCAGCATTAGCATCTATACGCTTCTAATGAAGAACCCAATAGCCAAATATCTCATGTGTGCATATGCTTACTATGTAGAAGATGATGCTCTTATTACAGATGCTGAATTTGATGAACTTGGTAAGTGGCTGCTTAAGAATTATGATAGTGTCGAGCATATGCATAAACACTTAGTTACAAAAGACGATCTTAATGCAGGCACATATCTTGGTAAGTATCCTTCAATGGTAAAGGGAGCTGTTAAATCATGGCGCATCAGTCAGAAGTAATTGAAACTAAAGGTCATCCATTTGTTGGTGTTCGCTGGCCTATAATAGGAAGTAAGGGAGATACATATCATGTCGAAATGGTCAACTACGGATTTGAGTGTAATTGCATTGCATATTCAAAGTGCAAGCATATCAAAGAGGTCGAGAAAAAAATCTCTAATCAACGCACTTTTTAGTTTACTTTTCAATAAAACTGTGGTATAATATTACTATAAAATGGAAAAGGAAACAAATGTATAAAATCGAAACTGACATCAATTACAATTCAACTAAACCGGAAATCAAACTTTTCGCAACAACCCACGGATGCGTTTTATCAAAATTCAAAACAAACGGACCGGGCGGTGGAAACCACCTCTGCGAATTCGCATCACATAACAAACATTTCATTATGGAATTATGTGACCAACTTGATATTTCACACTCAAAAATAACCTACAAACGAGTTATATAATGATTTTAATTGATTACAATGCTATTGCTATTGGCAACATCATCACTCAAAGATTGGACATTGATGAAAATCTAATTCGTCATATGATCCTTAACTCTATCCGTATGTACCGTAAAAGGTTCAAAAAAGAATACGGAGAAGTAGTAATTGTAGCTGATGGTTGGCAAAACTGGCGTAAAGAAGTATATCCTCAGTATAAGGCTAGCCGTCGTAAAAACCGCGATGCTTCTAGTCTTGATTGGAATGAAATCTTTCGTATTATCAATGATGTCCGCGAAGACATTAAAGAAAACTTTCCTTATAAGGTAGTACATGTTGGTGAATGCGAAGCTGATGATGCTATCGCTCACATTGCCTACAATACTCAAGAGTTTGGCCAGTATGAGCCTGTTATGATTATATCAGCAGATAAAGATTTTGCTCAGCTTCAAACAATGTCTAATGTCAAGCAGTATTCTCCTATGACTAAAAAGTTTATTGTAGAAGAAAATCCTAGGCTACAGCTTATGAATTTGATCTTATCTGGCGATGGTTCTGATGGTGTACCTAATGTACTATCAGACGATGATTGCTTTGTTGAAGGTCGTAGACAAACACCTTTAACTAAGAAAAAGAAAGAAGCTATTATGGTTGACCTTGAAGATGGTGAGCTATTATATGCTGCTTCATGGTATCGTAACTATTGCCGTAATAAGCAACTTATCGACCTTAAGGAAACACCTAAGCCTGTAGTAGAAAAAATTATAAATACATTTAAGGAACAGGACCCTTGTGATAATAAAGGTAAAGTCTTTCCTTACTTTGTAGACAAACGAATGAAAAATCTACTAGAATCTATAGAGGAGTTTATTTCATAATGGCTATGCTGATATATGAGATTATTGAATCTGCTTCTAAAAAAAGAACTAAAGCAGAAAAAATACAAGTTCTCAAAGAGAACAACACCCCGGCTCTTAGGGATGTCCTAAGAGGAACATACGACCAAAAGATTAAATGGAATCTTCCAAGTGGAAGCCCACCATATACCCCTGCACCTGCCCACGCAGCACCTGCAAATCTCCAACGAGAAAATAAAAAGTTCAGGTATTTTGTTGTAGGCGGTCCAGATATGTTAAAGGCCAAACGAGAACGAATGTTCATT